TCGAGCCACTTCTCCAGTAAGTCATATGACTTATCTATTATCTTGGTTATTACTTCGTCGACGTGTTCCCTGTTGCGTATGCGCTCGCTCGCTCTCTTGCTGTATGTTCCGAACTCAAAGAGAACGAGACGCCCTTTTATCTGGCTCAGACGGCTGGGCGTTATGTCGATGTCATACTTGGTCTTTATCGTGGCTACTATCTCCGCTTGCTTGGTTTCGCTCTTCAGCATGGTAATGATATCCTGCTTTGCTGCTATGCCTAGTTTGTAATTCTGTTTGGTTATTTCTTTAGGTTCTTGGGGCATAGTTTATATTTTTATCGTTGAGTTATTTATAGCATGCCCCAGACCCCGCTGACGATTCGCTCTTTTCCCATCACTTTAGCTATTTTCATAACAAAAATCTTTATATAGTATCCGTGATAAGTAATTAGCATGAAAGACCGGAATATTCGGGAAGGAAGGGGTGTTATGAAAGAGGATGTGTGTGCGAACTGCCAGGGTGAGAACGCCAAGACTGGGCATGTGGAGACGCAGGGCGGCGTATGCCCGGACTGCGGGCGCATAGTCAACGAACTGGAAGCGATAAAAGAGACGCTGGAAGGGAAGAACGCAATCGCAAGAATCAAAGCGGGGAGGGATGGACATGGATTTTAGGGAACTAAAAGAAAAGGTCGAGAAGACGGGAGCGAATCCATACACGGTTTTAATAGCCGAGAAGCTGGGGACGCTTGACCAGATAAGAGGGCGATGATTTACTTTAAGGCAGGGTCAAAGCTGCCTTTTGGTTTAGGTTTGGGGCAACGCCCCAGACCCTTAAGACCAGCTGAAGCGGGAAAGGAAGGGAGCATGAAAGACTTTATCGTCAAGCTGAAGATGAGCGCAGAATGCAAGGACGACGCAAGGGAGTTAATCGATGACTACGTCGGGCAGGAGACCGACGTCGAGATTTTCAGCGTCAGGGAAGTAAAAGGTTCAAAGAGGTGAATTATGAAAGTGTTCGTATTGAAAGATAGCGGTTCAGAAGGCTGGTCTGAAATTAACGAGCGGGACATCGACAAGTGGATTAAGGACGGCAGCATCAAGGCCGGCGACCTGATAGTGATACCTAAGACGGTCATGCGGGCAGTAGCCAAGACTGAAATCGAATTGAGGGAAGAGCATGGATAAATCGGCTTTAAGGAATAGGCTCGGACGCAAGACTGGCTGCGGAGTCCAGAGAGGCTGGCCATGCAATACCTGCTTCCATGCGATGCAGTTAAACCTGAAACACGACATCCATGAGTATTGGAAAGCTGTCTTGGCGTATCGTGGTGACTATAAGGACATGGTCAAGAGCGGCGAACTCAAGCCGAGGCCGGATTTGCTGAAGGAACTGTTTGAAAAGCTGGGGTGATGACATGGTAAAATGTAAGAATTGCGGGCACGAACTGGAGGGATTATGAGCCACCACTACAGATTCAGACAAACATGCCCGACGTGCGGAAAAGTCATAAGGTCGAACTGGCCGAGGGGCGCCACATCGACCGGGGAGCGCATGCTGCGACATAAGATAGAGAAGCACGGGCACAAGCCGACTAAAGCGGAGAAGGAACTCCTGGAGAATGTGTGAACATGCTCGATTTGAGTTATCCTGGCGACAGGATTTTATTCAAAACAGCGGATGGGTCTGTTTTAATCGACCCGTCCAAAGACGAACTATATATCAACGGGACGAAGATCGGGAGCAAGCTGGAGAAAATATACAAAATAGATTACCAGAACCGAGACAAGCCAATAAAACAGAGGCTCAAGACGATTAAGGACGGCGAGTATTTTCTCGTCGTCGACATCGGGCCGGACGGCAAACTATTCATATTGTGGTTTTACGGACGGTCATATCTTGAGTTCAGAGGCAAGCCGCTGAAAGAGTGGTCGTATATGCAGGGCCGGTTTTATGAGCGGATCGGCCGCAAGCACCAGCTCATTAAACAATTCGGGGGAAGTGATACGGATGGTAGAGGAAAGTTACAGAGAGCCGAGAGTCAGAACAAATATATCGATGCTTGCTTCAGGCAAGATAACATACGAGATAACGGTGAGGGCGGAGACGAGAGACGAAGCGCTTGCCGAACTGAAACAGCTTAAGACCGAGATGGACGTCATCGTCAACACACACAACATGGCCATAGGGAAAGACAGATGATGAACCGAATCGAGCGGAGCAAGGAATCCTTCAAGAAGAACGCAGAGAAGCTTTTGGTTTCTCAGGGCGTGGATCCCCAGACCGTCGACCTGGAGAGCGAGTTCGATGACCACATGAAAGCGGGCGAGAACCTCGACGTCTTCAGGGACAAGATGACCGAGAACGGAGTCGTGAAACCTGAAATCGACCCTGAAAGGATCCGCCAGGACCAGATGGAGAGCGATTTGCTGGCCGAGAATGAACTAAGGAGGCGGCTTGCCGAGGTAAAACTGCCCAAGAAAATCACGGTTTTCTACAGCGACATCTATGAAATCGTCGAAAAAATGAAAATGGATTTGACGCATCTGGCTTTCATAAAGGGCATCGCAGGCATCGGCAAATGTCTAAGTCCAGAAACGGGGATATATACGCCGACTGGAATAAAAAGAATCGATGAAATAAAAATCGGGGAATATGTTCTCGGATTCAACGAAGACACAAAAGAGATAGAACCGACAAAAGTCATTCAAACACAAACGGTTAAAGCCACGAATCTGATAACTATAAAAATATTGGGCAGAGCAATAAAATGTTCCGAAGAACATCGGTTTTATACTCGGCGAGGATGGACATCTGCAAAGGATTTAAATACCAAAGATATAGTTTATGTGTATGGTAGAGCCGAACCTGACATCAGAGGAATGGGCGTATATAGCTGGGATAATCGACGGGGAAGGTTCGGTTATGATTGTTCCTTGCAAGCGGAGACATCATCAGGACAAAAACGAGACGTGTGTAGTTTTGAGGGCACAAATAGGCATAACGAACACGGGCAAAGAATTGATATACTGGATAAAGGAAAAATTCAACCTCAAATATGCAAGGATAATGCCCCATACGAAGAATACAAAAATTTATCATCTGCCGATATATGCGGTGAATCTAAAGGGGACGGAAAATCTGCTTTTTTTGATAGAAAAGATACTTCCCTTTACGAAAGTGAAGACAAAACAATTACTTGTGATGAAAAATTTTTGTATGCGAAGGAATGGAATAAATCACAACGGGGTGAAATTGAGACCTTACACGGAAGAGGACATAAAATATTATTGGGAATTGAGAAAGCTGAACTTATCCCCACACCGATTTTGGAAATCAGTCGAGAAAGCCAAAAAAATGTCACATTATTCGATATTGCTACGACATTTTCCAACTTCTTGGCAGATGGAATCTTAACACATAACTCTTATCATCTGAAAATAGCACTCGCAAAACAAGGTCTCAAGGTCGTCGTCGCAAAGAAAGTGTCTGAGCCGTATATCTACAGGTTGTTGTTTGAAAATAACCATGAGGACGTCGTCATCTGGGTGCAGGATGCAGCGAGGTTTTTCCGGCAGCAGGAGATGATAGAGTTTCTCAAGGGAGTCACGGAGACGGATCCTGCGGACAGGATAGCCACGAATTACACATACTCGAAGGACAACGCCGACCTGCCCAAGCACTTCTTATGGGAAGGAAAACTGCTCTTCGACTACAACAACATGGTGAACCTCAAGTTCCTCGACGATTACAATGCGCTTATTTCGAGGGGAGAGTTCGTCGAACTGGTCTTCTCCAGGGATGAGATGAGCCAGATAATGCGCAGCGTGGCCAAGACGAAGGAAGAGAGAGCCGTGACCGAGTTCCTGATAAAGAACCACATGTTCGTGAACAACAACTTTTTCAATTTAAGAACCCAGCAAAAGGCATTTATGGACTACAAGTATGCGGTGCGCAAGAAGCTTGACTGGAGAAAATACCTGATGAAAAAGCTGAGGACGAACAGAACCCAGATACAGAGTTTACTTTATCAGAAGATGGGAGACGGGCCTATAGACAAAGTGGAGCTCATCAAGTGGCTCGTCCGGTCTGGGAACGCAGGATCCGAGAGGACGGCGTCCAGGCACATCGACGAATGGCTGAGGATGGAAGAGATTTACAACATAAGCGGGACTAATTATAATCCGCTATTGAGTCTGCGGTCTAAGGACCAGATAGATGGAGAGAATTATATAGGATAGGTGATTAATATGGATTCGGAAAAGGCAAAGACAAAGGTATGCCCGATAATGTCGGGACCGGGGAGAGGAGAAACTGGCGAGGCTTTCGACCATCATTTAAAGTGCGCCGGCCTCAAGTGCATGCTCTGGGTCGAAGAGCATGAAGGGAAGACGGGACACTGTCTTGTAAGGGATGCGCTAATGTCCATAGGGAGCATGGAAGCATGAACCAGACGATATTCGATTTCTTCGATAAGAAGGAAGAGAAACCGTTGGCCGAGCCGGTCAAGATGGTCGAGAAATGCGTCATCGCAGCGGTAATGACAACGGATCCGGCAACAGCCAGGAAATTATCCGGCTTCGAGACGAGCGGCGACATGCCCGCAGGAGCAATAGAAAAACTCAAGTGGGAAAACACCGTGATGATCCCGATGGATTATCTCCGACCGATAATCAACAGCATCCCAGAGGACATCCAGTTCGTGAAGCTGCACACAAAGACGGATTATCCGCTCAAGATAGAGGTAACGCATGAGAACAACGCCAAGACGGAATGGATAATTTCACCGAGGATCGACCCAGATGTTATGACCAGCCCGACGGATCCGAGACCATGTGAAATATGCGACTCAATAATGCACACGACAAACGAACATGCGGCCGGCGGCGATGAGAAACTCAGGGCGCAGGCAGAGTGAGGGCAACCTCACCCTTTTATTTTTTTTATTTCGTCCCTTGTTCTTATTAAAGTCGGCTTCGTTATGTTCCCCGTTAAAATCAGCATATCGTAAGTCTTGGGATTGAGATAGTAGTAGATGCCGGCCGCTATCACGGACGGTCTTCCTGGAAAGGTCACCTTGTCTGCGAGTTTAAGGGCCTTTTGGAAGTCCGTGTCCGTAAGAAATAGGTCCTCTTTCAAGATTTCCAAGCAGGTCCTTATATCTTTCGAGCAAGAGATGTTTTTCATACCCAGTCCTTTTCAGCTTCCTTCTGAATAGTTTGAAGTTGCCGATCATGAGGTTGGACATGGGAAGGTTGACGTTGATTAAAAGGCCGCACCCGGGGCACAGTTTGAAGTAAAGATGCATGGTTCGGATTATTTTCCTGCATTTGGGGCACTGGATCTGGATGACGAACATTTATTTAAATATTGCTGTTTTTGAATATAAAGGTTTTAGCTAACAGAAATCTTTATATACTGGTAGGCCAATATATAATTAAAGGCATTCGGGAGGGAATAATATGAGCGAAAAGAAAACGTTGAAAATCACCAAGAAGGACTTGGACAAGGACAACTTTTATAAAGAGGATTCGGTCGATTTCGACGGCCATATCGAGTTCGAAGCGGATCTGCTCTATGTGAAGTTCAAGAAGTCTATCAAGGCTTCCGGCTACATTTTCGCAGAGGCCGGAACGGGCATAAAGGCCAGATGGGGCATAGAGGCCGGATGGGGCATAAAGGCCGGATGGGGCATAAAGGCCGGAGAGGGCATAGAGGCCGGAGAGGGCATAAAGGCCGGATGGGGCATAGAGGCCGGATGGGGCATAGAGGCCGGATGGGGCATAAAGGCCGGATGGGGCATAAAGGCCGGAGAGGGCATAGAGGCCGGAGAGGGCATAGAGGCCGGAGAGGGCATAAAGGCCGGATGGGGCATAGAGGCCGGATGGGGCATAGAGGCCGGATGGGGCATAAAGGCCGGAACGGGCATAAAGGCCGGATGGGGCATAAAGGCCGGAGAGGGCATAATAACTTTTTTCGGAAACATTGCGGCAAAATTCATTTCGGCCCTCAGGATATGCGCCGGATTCCACAAGGAAGAAACCTGTGAAATAATCGCCGTGATACGCAAGGGAACGGTGATACTTGGCACTGTCAAGAAGCCCCAAAAGAAGACGGCTTCGGAAGCGGAGTTGAAGAAAGTATAAAATGGAGGGATATTTTATGGGAGAGACAAAGTCGGAGATGAAGAAGGCGAAAGGCGTAATCGAGGAACTCAAAACTCAGCAGAAACCAATTCGTGGGGTTCTCACGGACCAGACTTTTATAAAGCTTAAGGATCTCGCTTACAAGTTCGGGATCCTGGGGCCACTTCCGCCTGAGTGGAAGCAGGGCGCTGAAATCGAATTTGACTATGAAGAGCAGACCATCAAGAATGACGACGACAGCGTGATAGTTTACAGGAACATCAAGCTGAACAGAAAGGGATTCCAGCGCAGCAACTTCGACGAGATAATCAAGGCACTGACGATTCCGAAGATTCACATCGGCTTCCAGCAGGAGATTCTCGTAGGCAAAGTCCCCTGCGGCAACTACGAGAAGACGCTGATAAGGACAGTATCAGTCAACCTCACGCTGAACCCGATGAACATGGACGCTTCTGAGATAGAGAAGGCGAGGAATCTCGCCAGGGACGCACTCAACGCAGAGATCGTCCTGGCAAAAACTGGAGGGGCACTTCCCGGCCCCTCCAACCCTTCCTCTTTCAAATCTGGGAAGGATATGCAATGAAAAAATTAACAGCAGAGGAAATCGATGCGAAAGTCGACCATCTGTATGCGGCATACGGGTCTGGCTCGGGAGTTCTATTCAGCCTTGAACCCGGACGCCGTGATGTGGTCACTTCAATTTTAAAAGCGTTTCTCCGTTCTGAAGATGTCAAGAAAAAACTATGCTACTGCAAAACGCTGCGACCGGAGAAAGGCGACATGCCCAAATGTTTGCACTGCTTGACATTGAGCGAATTGATAGCGGTTATGAAAAGCCGAAGGGAGATTAAAAAATGAAAATCGAAGAATACAGCCTTTCCGTCCGGGCGAAGGCATTCAAAATTATCAAGGATAATCGTATTTTCATCACGCACGATTTGGAGTCCTGCATCCGGTTTCTGATTCTGCCGAAGAAAGAGGAACTGAGTCCGACGACTGTCAGGTTCGACAAAAGGAACTTCTCATGGAGTTGCGGCTGCAAACACTGGGGCATTTACGCAGACGAGAACTGCCAGCACATCTGCGCTGCGAAGATGCTCATGGAGAAAAAGAAGATGCCTTTTGAAGGTATGCTTGTCTTCGACCAGGAGAGCGGAAAGGAAATCATAATTACCGAGGGTGTGGATATATCTAAGCCGATGGTGAACCCATGAAAGTGATGTCATTTTCGTGTCGACCAGACGACGAGATTTATCTAAAACAGGTATTGCCTGCGCTATTGAACGACATAAAAGGTTCTACCATAAGGCCGGCGTGGAAGAAGATTTGCAGTGCCAAAGGCGACCATGGAGGAGTTGACATAATCAAAGATGGAATAATAAGACAGCATAAAAAATGTCATTTCATAGATGTCGAAAAACAGCCACGCTTCCAAGTCGGCGACGAAATCCGATTGGAATGGAAGAGCAGAACAAGCCCGAAGGGGAGTTGGTTTTGTAAACTATGCGGTAGTCTTGTGAAAGAAAAGACTTTGATTAATGGCTTCGGGACATGCGAAAGATGCTATCCAAAAAAAAGCGACGCAACCATAGACGGAATAAAGGTCATGGGTATCCCTGAAATGATAGTGCCAGTTTTCCCGAAAATACTCGGCACAAAAATCATAACCGGTGTCAGTAAAGTGAAAATGTGGATCGGCAACGACGTTCCTCTTATGGCAGGTTTCACCTACAAAGAAAGCGAAACCAGGGCGATAGTCGATGGCTTCAAGGATCTCGACAGCTTCGTCAAATACTTCATGTCAAATTACGATTTAAATCAGCCAAAACCTTTTTACATATACGACTGGGTGAAAAATGTTCCGAGGAAGCAGTTGTAAGCGCTGCGGGAAGAAGCTGGTGCGTGACAAGAAGACCTGGCCTGAAAACGGCAAGAAGGGAGACATTTACTGTGAATTGTGCTTCGGCATCGTCAGAAGCGGTTTTAAAGGATAAGGTGAGAATATGGGCAGAAGATTCATAAAAGGAATCGTCAAAAAAGGAATGTTTGACGGTAAGGAAATCTATGTGGAAATTGGCGATAACGCCATAAACAGCAAAGTGATGATCGGCGGAAAGGATGTAAGTTCATCTGTCCGGGCGATACATTTCCACATGGACGCCGACAAGAATAACGGCATTCCGTTTGTAGTAATCGAGTGGGTGGGACTATGAGAGAAACGATAGCCAGGATAATTTTCCCGGAGGTTTTCAGTGAGCAGGCGCTTCTCGCAGGCAAGTATAAAACGACCGTGGAGACATTGGACGCATTCAGCAAGGATCTGCAGGACTGCCGGAATGAGAACGGCTCTCTGAAAAACATCGTGGATAACAAGAACCAGGAGATAATCGGCCTGAACAACGTGATTAAAAAGAGTCCGTTTGAAGACTATCTCAATGCTAATTTCAAGACGACGAAGTTCGTCTATACGAAGCGTTGGGTGCTGGATAAGAAACTCTTCCCGCTGCCTATGGACATCAGGGACTTTCTGACGAGTTACCAGACGCTGCCTGATTTCAAGACTCTCGAAGCCATTTTCACCGTGTCCATAAGATACGTCAGCGACAACTTCGCATACAACGGAGTCATGGACGAATGGCAGCTTCCGGTCGAGACTTACACTCTCGGGGCAGGAGACTGCTTGACTGCCGATACGATGCTTCTGGGGAGTGATTATGAATTTAAAGAAATATCGGATATCAAAATCGGTGACGAAATCGCCGGTATGGGCGGTAAATGGACTCATGTAACAAATAAATTCAGCAAGGGAATACTGCCGATTTTACAGATAAAACTTAGCAATGGGTGTTATCTGAAATGCACGAAAGACCACCGTTTGTTGCTTTCTGATGGAAAAGAGATACGGGCGTCTGAATTAAAAGTCGGAGATAAAATGCTCACACCCGATACGATTCCGATGGGCATAATCGGCGGAGATCCGGATTTGCATAAATTAAGAGGGCTATATGTGGCAGATGGATGGGTCGAAGATAGCAGATTCGCAATATCCGGTAAGGATGGTCATCCAAAGGAAAAACAAAAAGAATGGGTAAAATCGCTCTGTAATAAATATGCTATTCCTTTTAGGTGGCATGAAAAATACATAAGCATAAATTCAAAAGTTTTCGCAAAGGAATTATCGGAATATGGCAGGGGGGCGAAGAACAAGCATCTTCTGACATTGAATTATGGAAAACCTGCATTAGAGGCCGTGTTAGAAGGATTAAATGCGGATTCGACATACAGAAATTGCAGGGTTTTCAGAACGATTTCCAGCAAATTGGCGCTTCAATATAGGATTCTCAATAGAATGCTTGGATTTTCGACTCACATGCGTCTTATAGATAAACATGGCGGTCTTGGAAAGAATCCTATATGGGAATTGAATGTAAGGAAGAAAGGTAGTTGTTTTGACCAAGTAATTGTGAGGAAAATTGAAGAAGCTGGCGAAGATGAATGCTATGACATAGAAACCGAGAATCACGGCATATATCTTCCAGAAACTGATATAGTAGTTCATAACTGTGAAGATTCAGGGAGTCTCAGAATAGCGCTTGCACGTCGGGCCGGGATTAAGGACGTCTTCGGCGCCCTCGGTTTCTGGGGGAACGAAGGTCATTACTTCAACCTGGTATGGAAGGACGGCAGCATTTACATCGTAGAGAACACGAGCAACAAGTATAACCCGGTCAAGATCACCGACCTGAAGAACACGGGCACGAACTACAGGATAAACTACGTCATAAACGAGAATAATATATGGATAATTGACGGATCCGTGAACTTCGGCGCAAAGGTGAAGGATGAGTTCGATATAACGCAGGGAGGTCCAAAATGGAGAAAAAAACCACAATCGACAGGGTCGTCGAGGTCAAAGGCAACAAGGTCGAGATAGTCGCAACGAAGGTAACGAAGACCGTGCTGACGAAAGCGGAGATACGCCGGCAAATGAAGATAATCAAGGAGACGCTGGAGCGCTGCGACGGGCAGATAAAAAACATCAACGACGAGAAAGAGCAGCTTCTGAAGTTCCAGGCTGAATACGAAGAGGCCCTGAAGAAGTTGTGAGCGTAAGCTAAACGCTTGAAAAATATCCGGGCCACTTTTCTTTTTTATTTATTCTTTTTAATGACCCTTCTCCAAAGAGCCTTGAGACCGTTCTCTATCAGTGCGGTTACGCCGGCGTCGAGAAGATAGGTCTGCAGGGAAATCATCGGCATGCCTGTGAACTCGGAACCTATGCCGACTATTGCGCCAAGGATCCCGGTCTTCGTCATTTTGAACCAGTCAACTGCTTCGCCAGGACTCTTGCCGATTCCCGTGAATGCAAACGTGATGCCTGCGAAGGCACCGGTTGCGGCTCTCACGAGCAAAGTGTATAAATCCATTATGATATTTTAGTCAAGGGGTTATTTAAACGCCGATTTTACCTAAGTTTTCGGGTAATTGCTGAGTAGCCAGCTCACGACGGCGACTATGATTCCGCCGATGCTGGCGTAGACGAATCCCATGAACCCCTTCATGCTTTCCTTCTTATCGGTTTTCTTTTCATCGGATTCTTTTTCATGCTTTTTGAAACAAATATCATGCTCATGGGTGACATCCTTGATGGCTTCCTCGTCCTCACGGACAGTGCTTTCGAGATTAAGATGCTCTTTTTTCATTTCAACGCAGTCTGCCTTGATCGTATCTATCTCCTTCTGGTGATTTCTGGAGTAGATGGTGAGCTCCGCTATGTTTTTCTCGCTCCTCTTGGATATATCGAATAAGTCTTTCTGTCCTGTTTTTATGTCCCGTATTTCGTCATAAAGCATCTGATTAGTTATCCTTTCCACATTTTCACCCGTATTTGTATAGCAGATCAATCCAGTCTATCTCTACCGAACTGGACATGATTACAATCTTAAGTTTCAACTGGCTTCCCGTGGAAGTGAATGTGTGCATGGTGTTCGGTGTGATATCTTCCCACGACGAGCCGTTGTTGTTGCTCACATAATACGTCACGTTTCCTACCAAGGAACTGCCGTTATGCTTCAGATGGCATTGCGTTATGTTCTGGGGGGCGACCCTCGTCACGGACGTGGCGCTGCCTGAACTAGAACTTGAGGGCACGAGTTTTCCATCGCTGACTTCGGTGCTGCTGAAAAGTTCGATTTCACTGTTGTCTGCGAAAGAAAAGTTCATGCTGTGCGCCATGTTATAAGGATTTCTGATCGTCTCCAGGTCGGTCTCCTTGGATATGCGGTCCTTGAAAAGGGACGGTATGGTCTTGACCTTCTCGACGTAGACAGTGGTCTCTCCGAAGAAAGGTTTCGTCGTGAATTTGACGATCCTGAATTTGTCGTGAATCTGATACTCGGGATAGCTTATCCAGAGTTTCTCGCCGGCATTCAACGTAAATAACATGAAACCCCTGACGCTCCCGAAAGTCGGAAGTGATTTGAGGATTTCGAGTTTTGCGTCACCGATGCTCTGCGCCTGGTCGTATGTCGTTATTTTAGAGTCTTCGATTATCAGTTCCTTGACGCCGTATTCGGTCTGCGATTCGGTCGCATCGCTGTCAGGAGTGGTGTAGATTATCTGGCCGCCGTCTTCAGTCTGGCCGTAGACTATTATCCTGTTCTTGACTTCGTTGACGTCGGTCCCCATGCCGCCTATGCCGTCTGCGAATATGTTGTCGGGAAAGAATGCTTCCGTCGCATTAAGCTGGGAGTTCTTTTCAAAAAAATGAAAGTCCTTGGAGTCGTCCACCCTGCAGTCGAATCCTGCTTTGCTGCAGAGTTCTATGACGCAGTCCCAGAAAGGCTTGCCGTTCCAGTTTGTCGAATGTGTCATCGTCGTGGCAGCCACATTCGTAGAGGTAAATCCAGAAGCATAAGTCGATATGATGTCTTTAAGTATAGTGTCGCACGTCTCATCCGTGTATGTTTCGTTAACCGTCTTATCGAGCAGGTTGCTCGAAACATGCCTACCTGTTATTTTAAGAACCATCCCATAGTCGCCGGATTCTTTTTCGGTCTTTTCTACGGCGCCTTCAAATACCTTGGTGGTCGCATCAGTCTCATCCAAGTATATGCTTATGGATTCTCCGCCCGTGTAGAGGCCGTTGTATGCCTCGTCATTGTTAATCAGTTTGATGATGCAGCTTCCTATTTCGTCCGTCACTGCGCCAGTGTATTCCAAATCAGGTGTGAGGTCGTCAGTGACGTCAGTCCCGTCTATCTCCACCTTCAGGTGAGGACTCATATCCTTCGGCGTGAATTGGATGTAATCTTCTGTGATTATGTTAGGCATAGTCTATCCGCAGGCTGCGCACCATCCTTGTAGAGACCAGTTTCCCGTCGAAAACGGGTAAGCGCAGTTGTCGAGGTCCTCTTTGACGAAAATCCCGATATTTTCATTCCATCCCTTATTGGTGATGATATTCTGTGCGCTACCGTTGAGTTTTACCGGGTTCGTGAAACTTGATGAATTGCTGAAACTGATGTTCAGACAGGGATCTATTGCGCTCGTGTTGTAGACCCGTATGCTCATGTTGTTCCAATATCCGAATGTCGTGATGTTGTATAGGGGAACCGTGCTGCTCTGACCCCAGGGCGTGACGTTCTTAGACGAATTTGTATCCGGATACCAGAGTATGTAAGTCGTCCATGTATAGGGAAGCTTCCTGGAGAGGTTGCTCCAGTAGACCGAGACCAGTCTTGAATCCGTCGCACCGGTGATGTTGGCCGTGACCGTGTAATTCTGGTGGCCGTAATACGAGAAGTTCACGTCCCAGACCTGAAGGGTCCCGTTGCTCATGTTAACCGAGAAAGTTACATTGGACTTTCCGGTCGCCGGCGTGGAAGCTGTTATCGTATTCGAGAGAAGGGTCTTGTTCAGCATGATGTCATCCGTGCTGGCCGTGAAGTTTATCGCAGATATGTTGAACAGCCCGCCGGCAGTCGTAGCGATCTCTATCGGATACTGGCAGGTGACATTCGCCCCGCAAGCGTATGAGTTCACTTCGGAAGCATTGATGGTCACAGTCACGGGTGCGACGAGGGAAGTCGTATTGTAATCCCAGTCGCTGTCATCCGTGGCATCGATATATGCGTCTGGATAAGCCGTGAAGTTTATTTTAGAGTCCATATATAAGAGATGATGATACGTCGTATCATAAGTCGGGAGCGAAGGGAACCCGGCTGGGGCCAGATGAATCCTCAGTCTCAGTATGTCGTTGACCACATAATCGTTGAAATAAGCGTCGTCTATGAGCGCATGGATTTCTCTGGCGTTGTCGACGCAGCCCACGCCAGGCACCATGCACTTCCAGTAGACGGTCCCGATTTCATGCCAGGTTCCGTCCGTGTAATTGTATGCCGTCACATTGACGGTTGAATACATGTTGACGCCAAAGTTGGCAACTGCATCTATGTAGAAATACCCGTAATACCAGATGTCGACGGGCGCAGTAACATCTACGAGGAAATTTTCGTAATCATATCCCTTTGAAGCGCTCGGGTAATTGTAGTAGTTTAAATCCACCATTGAATATGTCGACATGTTTTCGTCAAAACCATTGGCGCAGTTTCCTATCCCGTAGTCTTGGACGATTTCGCAATATCCGCTCCCGGCTATCTCTGCATCCTGGATTGTGACATTCTGGTATGAACTGACGTTGAATTTTACGGTCGTGTAATTTATCGGGGTGCTTATGGTGACATACGAGACGTTGCTCGTCGTCGGGGAAGCCGTTATGTTCTGTGACTCCAACCCGTTTGTGAGATGGTTCGTGAAATACTGGTTGAAAGTGAGGTTGTCCGGCAGCCATATCCAGAGGCTATTGTTATACCAAAATGAAACATTGCCGGGATAGTGAGAAGACGTATTCCAACCCCAGAGGCCGAGCGATCCGTTTATGAAATCGAGCGGCTTGAGCATGGTTATGTTGAAGTTCGTGTATGCCGTGAAATTTTTAGAGGTAGTCTGATCTGAGAACTTCCATTCATTCGGTGTCGGAGTCCATAAATATGAGGCGACGTCCGCAGAGCAGTTCACTACTCCTATCCCAGTGATGCTTATGCATACGATATTCCCAGTGCTGTTTGCGCTGAGATTCATCGCCTGCCCGAGTTCTACTGATTTGTTGGCTTTTGAACCGTTTATGTATAGGTCGATAGATGTGTCGAAATCACTGTAAAATCTCCAGTATTTCGTCGAGTTTTCAGTCCCTACAAAACCGAAGCGGCTGAGGTTGCATGTGGTCGTTCCCAAGAATAGAACCGTGCTGCCGTCGGAATCGGTGGTGTTGCATCCGCATCCCTGGCCTTCTATCCTTATGGTGCAGTTCGTTTCGCTGTTATCCCAGCAGCTTTGGACGATTTCGGTGATGGAAATGTTCTGCTCCGTATACATGGCGCTTTTGGAGAAAGTCCGATTGATCTCGCCGCTTGTGGACAGTGACGTCAGATATGATGCATACTCTTTCGTGGTGTTTCCGCCGACCCAGTTTCCGATGACCCTTCTTATGGTTATGTTCGCATCGCCGGCACCAGATGTTGTGTTTTGATTTCCGACTATGCCGAGTTTGACCGAATATGGGCGGTTGGTGTAACTCGATGTGTTGAGTTTCAAGAAGGTGCAGTATCTCCCTGTAGTGGCATTTCTGACCGAGATGTTCTCCAGTGCGCCAGTTATGGCCGAAACTGACGAAGTGTAGGGGTCGAAAAGCCTTATGTGAAGGATGACATAATCGCTCTTTATGCGGTATCTGACCTTCAGAATGCCGCTTTCATAGACCTTCGCCCAGTAATAAGACGGGTCTAACTCAACTTTCATGCTGTAGCCGAAGAGTAAAGTGGTTCCGTTGACCTCCTGGGTAGGTCCCGAATAGTTGAGGTTTCTGAGTTCATACTGGTAGATTAATCCGGTCCCGTTGTAGATTTCGACCGTCCTATAGATGGGAAAGTCCTCTTTGCTGAAAATATCCCCAGAAAAGCCGTAAAAATCGACGATTTTAGGTCCTTTCTGGTAGGGGGTCTCCCTAACCAGGCTGACATTGGGTTCGTTCACTGTAACCGTCGTTTTGACGTTCTGGGCGTCTCGTAGCACAGTTCTTGTTCCATTGAGCAGGCTGTCGCCTTCCACGGCTGAAATCAGCCACCTGTGCATAACCTCGGAATAGACGTAGAACGTCGTCTGGTCGTTGTCGACCCTGATTTTGACCTCTTGGTTGAAAGAGATGTATATCGCCCCGGTCAGCATTATGACTAAGGTAAGCATCCCTATGATCTGTGTGGTTTTAGTGACCATTCAACTCGCCTTTATCTTATCCTGCCCTTCGATGAGCTGGAACATAATTTCGGCCTTGTCCAGGGATTCCCCGAGTTCGTCTATGTTCGATTTGATGCATGCGACCCTGAATTTCTCCCGGAACGTCTCTGTGCTGGCAGATGTGGGTATCACCCTCATCCTGCAGACCGTGAACGTCCCGCCCCTTCTGTCGGTAGTATCAAATCCGGTCTCGTAAGACAGGAGCGAACCCATGAGGTATCTGAGATTTTTCTTCTTAGTTTGGAAACTGTCGGTAGTATCCGAAGCCAGCTTTCCTCGAAGTTCAAATATCTGCTTCACCATGAGCAGGTTGAACAGCAGATTCGATGTGTCTTTAGCTGAGTAATTGAAGACTGGCCTCTCAAAGTTCTTTATCTCATTGTAGAACTCGTGCCCGAACTTTGAGGCTTCTATCTCGACGACGGTGTATCCGCTGGGGATCTCCGGCGCCGAAGCCGCTATCGACGTGACCGGACAGTTAGTCAGATAGACGTAACCGTCTCTCATCGTCGTTGACGCAACCGTGACTGTATGAATTGCCATATCATTTCCTCGTCATGTTTTGAAGGTCTTTATACCAGACCCCTGTCAGTTCCTTCTTCACTGCCTCTGCGATCTCCGATGCGCTGGCGTTGCTTTTCGTGGTGACGTTTATCGTCGGGGATATGATGTATTGATTCGCCCCGGGTTGGTTGGCCGTGCCTTCGATGTATGATTTCAGCGCACCTATATCGTCCTTGAGATGGTTAAGATAATCGACGTTACCTGACATTATCGGGCTTTTGAGGAAGTCGGATACGCTCAATGCTTCGGATGACTGCTGCAAAGCTATCGCCATGGATTTCCCAGCGATAATGGCTGGATTGTTTTTGAAGACCGGGATATTTTGAAGCAGGTCGAGAATCGTCCATACGGTCCCTGCAACGACTCTTTCCATTATTTTGAAGCCGGTGAAGACCATAAGCGGAAGGTCGAGTTTGAAGAATTTGAAGAAAGCATACTCCATTTCCTTCACTGCGAGGTTGGAATAATCCTCGGCCTTGTCGAAGTTGCCCTTTATCGCCTCTTCATACGACTTTCCGAAATCGTTCATCGAAGCCGTTATCTCGTCCCATTCGGAACCTATGAATAATGCGGCTGCGGCGATTGCTGCCGCTGCGACCCAACCTGCCGGCCCGAGTGAAGCGAATCCCGCCAGGACGCCGTTGATGCCTGAAAGCAGAGGCCCGAATGTGTTGCCGTAGAATCCCGGGAAGGCGAGTTTAAGGGATGCGAGTCCCATCACTGCTTGCGAAACGGTTGCGATGCTTGCGCCCAGGGCGGTTACCGAAATCATCACCACGCCCAACCCGTATTGGACTGATTCAGGAAGTCCCATGAAAGCATCCGAGATTTTGAGGACTCCGCTCTGGACGTCGAGAAGCGGGCCGAGGGCAAGCAACGTCATCGTCATGTTCCAGATGTCTGTGGTGCCTATCATGTCGTTGGTCTGGTTGATATATCCGCCGAAGACCTTTTCGAGGGACATGCCTGCGAAGATGAGGCCAAGCCACTCCATCTTGAATCTCGCAGCCGATTGTGACAGCCTGTTCTGCGCATTGGAATATCCCACCGATTTTTGCGAGACCATGTCGATGAGGTTTCCGCTCTTGTCGAATGCTATGTTGGCTTTTTCAAGGCCGCCATAGACACGGTTGAGTGATACCCCTGTTTTGGAAGACATGCTGTTTATCGTATTGTATATCCTCTTCTGGGCGGCTTCCAGTTGTTCAACCCCGGTCTTCCGGTATATCGTGTTGTAGATGATGTTTATCTGTTCGCTTCTCACTACCATGTTACCTTCTCAATGTCATTACCGTTCTCGGTCCTGACGGTTCGGGTTTCTTTTCCTGCATCTTCAGAGCGGCTTCGATGTGTTCAAGGTATCTCGAATACGGATAGTTTCCGTCTATTTTCTCCGTGGGGAAGAGATGCTCGATCATGCAGCAGTTCCACGACAGGTTCGCTTCTATGTCGTCGGCATTAACTGCTTTCTGCAGCGCCATCCTTCTCTTCTGGTCCCTGGTCAAATTTGTATTTGCATTTTGGGCAGACTTTCGGAAAGGAACCCAGTTCCCGGTTTATCTCCTCACGGGTGGTCCATTTCAAAGCTATCGCAAGTTCTATTGCGAACTTCGTGAAGTTCCTCTTCAGAAACGCTTCCAGTTCATCACCCTTATCGTCGGGATAACTCCTCTTCAGAATCTCGTTGTAAATCAGCGCATTCTGTGCGAGACGGTCCTCTCTCATCGACCCGTCCTTGGGCATGTTTGAGAGCAGCTTTTGTATATGCTGCATGGTTATGTCGAGTTCGAGTTTTTCCCCGTCGACTTCCATTTCCAGTTTTCCGAGATACTTCGTAAATTTACCCATGTCACTTCCTCCTTGACCCGATTGTTTTCGGGATTCTATCGGATGGCTCTTCTTTGAAGAGTTCCTTTTCCACGGCGACCATGCGGTCTTCGAGGAAAGTCAGCCTCGTGCCCACCTGGGCGGCGTCCAATGCTCTGATCTGTTTTTCCTCTTCCTTGATGAGTTCCATTCCTTTCTCAAGGACTTTCCACATCTTATTTTCGTGGTATAGTTTTGCGAATGCCACATAGTCCTTGAAAAGGTCTACTGGCATATCGAAGACACGGAAGGTTATCACCTTCGGCTCTTCCGGTTTCTTATGCTGCTCCTGCTCCATTCCATCACTCCCCTATGTAAAGTCGTCCTCGTAGTAGTAGTCTGCCGCAAGGCATTTCAGTGTGACTTCCACTTCCGCATGATTGTCCGCAGACACTTTCGGCGGCCCCAGCGACGCATACGCATTGTTCGCCAGTATCGATATGTGGTTCGTCCCGTCGGTCCAATACAGAAGGAAACATTTTGCTTCCCTGTCGTTGGATGTTTTCTCGCCGCCCTGAACACGGTAATACGCTGTCCCTGTCACCGTCACGGGCAAACCGCAGGCCCACTCAGCTTCCTCGATGTCCTGGAATATCCTGTTGAATTTTATCACCATCGGGGTAGCCCGTTTAAGGTCCCTTGCCTCGTTGTATCCAAGAAGCTTCTGAGAAACCAAATCCCTCTCACCGCCGGTTATGTCGACGCCTGTCGCACGATGGCCGGTGTTGCCGAAGTATACCACATGATAAAGGTCGTCGCCGCCGGCGTCCACTGTCCAGGAACTCATGTTGTTGTCGCTTCTCGCAAGGACATGGTCGGCTACCGTCGAGGTCGAGTTGTAGTTGACCTTATAGTAGTTCGTATCAGACGCTGAACCGGTCCTGTCGAAAACCAGCCAGTATTTCTGGCCCTTCGTCATGGGTATCGTCTGTGCGGCAGGGTCGAAGACGAAACTCTTCACGCCCGGAGTGGTCGAAAGGTCTGCCGCCGTGAGTTGTGTCGTCGACGTATTCATAATCGTCCCGGGAGCATTGCTGTTGTCTTCGTAGAGTTTGACCACGATATAATCCGTAGGCGTCCCTGCCTTTCCGACGTATCCGTCTATCTTTGAGACAAACGAACAGTCCGCAGTGAATGACTGGGCGACTTCGGTCACGTCGTCTCCAGCCGTCACCGTGCTTTTTCCCATGTTTATCGTCGTGTCCTGGCTAGTGGCAGATACCTGCACAGGCTGGCCTTCGAGTATTGCGGCTGCATTCACAGAGGATAGAGTTGGGCCTATTCTCAATTCAAACTGCTCACTGAATCTTAGACCCATTCATATCACCTATGTAAAGTCGTCTTCATAGTAGAAATCTGATGCGAGGCACTTGAAGACCATTGCCTGATCAAGACTTCCGTCCGCTGCGAGCGACCAAGAAGGCGTGACTGCGTATGCGTTGTTGAACAGGTATGCTATGTGGTTCGTCCCGTCCGACCACTTGAACAGGATGCCTTTTGCGGATCTGTCGTTTGCAGACTTTTCTCCGCCCTGGACTCTATAGTAGTTACCTGTCACAGCCTGCGCCGTCCCGTAGGCGTAACTTTCCCAGTTCGTTATGTCCTGTCCGCCGACGAGTTTGAACTCAATGGAGATTACCGTCGCACGTTTGAGTTCCCTCGCTTCATTGTAGCCTATAAGCTTTTGCGTTGCGAGATCCCTTTCACCGCCGGTTATGTTCACTTCCTTGACGTCGTCCGTGACATCCGTTCCCGAATGCTGCGAGTCAAGCGTGGACCCTGCGGCTACCGCAGCTATCACTGCTCCGATTTCGATGGTGAAATTCTCGCTGAACCTCATTGTTGGATTTGCCATTATTTATCACCCTTTCCTTTGCTGGGATTGCCCTTCTTCACGATTATCTTCCTGCCGAAGAAATCCCTGATTTCCCCGGTAAGTTCTACCTCTTTTTCTTCTTCGGGCTGTATCGTAATGCCATTTATCTTGATGGCATTGCGGCTTATGTTTCTCACAATATTTTTCATGTCATACTCTCCTTGAGGAACTGCTCGAATATCTGCTGGACGATAATCGGGGCATTTGGTATCAAATACTCGGTTATCGTCGGCTCCACGAATGGCTTATGCTTTCTGACCATTACCATCCGTATGCCCCTGCTGGTCATAAATCTTTGAAGGTTTCCTGCTTTTATCATGGATATGTGAACGAAGTGCGGGGTGAATCCGTAGTTCTGGTAGACGTCGTATGGCCTTTCGAGGCCGTTTCCGGTCGAGAGTTCGAGCCGGCTCTGGCTGAGGACGTTTATCTGTATGGAATCCCGAAGGTCGCCCCTGTCCCTCGGCGCACGGAGTTTCATGCTGAGTTGTGTCCTTTTCGCAATTTCGTTTATCGTTCTGAAGCCTATGACAGGGAGATCCATCTTCATTCTTTTGATGTGGGCGGCAAGCCTGTTGTCGCCGGCCATCGTGACTTTCGTGTCTACATAGAAACTCATCCGCACCACTCGTAAGTTACAAACAACGTCTTGACGTGGATTTTATCCTTGTCCCTGAAGATCGTCGTAGTATCAGTATTCGTGATTTTAGGTTTAAACAACCCGTCTCCTTCGGTAGTGGACTGGTTTGAAACGATGACATTGCGGAGGTCTCCTGCCAAGGTGTCTATGTATTCCGCTTTCTTGGAGAAGATGGTGAACTTGAATGTTATGTTCGCATGACGTGCGTTGTGACCAAGAGTCTCGGCCTTGTCGTTGAAGTCGCTCTCTATCGTGACTATCGAATATCCGGGAAAATCAGATCCGGTTTCGTCCGGGAAAGACGAGAGAATCCATTTGTTACGGGCGAGTCCCCTGGTCCCGGGATCAGTAAGACCGCTCGATCCTGTCAGCAAATCATAAAGAGTGGCATAGCATCCTGCTGGAAGTGTAGCTGAAACGATTGCTGCCATAGTCTTTACCTCTGCGGGTAATTTAACAGGCCCAGCGTGGATCTGTTGATTTATATTTAGAAAAAGAGTTATTTATAGCATGGCAAGACTTTGTCCGATAATCGTTCCAAATGAACCCTGTAGAAAAGAAGGCTGCATTGCATACGAGAACGAAAAAAAGCCATATTGTCACGCTCTCAAGATATGGTTAGACTGAGTCCATCTTGGTGAGCTCTACTATGTGGTAGAGGTCGGTGTCTTCTGTTCTTTTCATGTCCTCGAATGTGACTTCGTAGTCGACTGAGTTTCTGGAGACCTTGTATTTGTTCGCTATCGAGATTGATGCCTTCACACGCATGAAAAGCGTCCTGTTTCTGAGCAGTTCACCCTCGGCTTGCTTCACGAGATCATTCGACTTTGAGACTATCAGGCCCTTGGCGGAGACCCCTACTGCATAAGTGGGAGTAGCATCGTGATACCTCGCAGAATAAGCCGTGCTGGTGACGGCGTAAATGGTTATCGTATCGCCTAATTTGTCGATCAAATGGTTCATCTCGTCAACGACTCTTGCTGCCACTTCGGTCATTACCAGTTCACCTGCGGCTCGGTCACGGTCAAAGTCCCGGCGCTTCTGATTATGTCGATTATCTGGTTATTTATGTCCTCGTCAAGCTGCCTCTTCTCAGAATAGATGGTTGCGTAACTCAGGTTAACGTCCCCGCCCACGGAGATATTGCCTCTTAACATGTAGCCCAGGAGCGTCGAGTAGGCCATGTCGGTTATGACAGCCTGGAACTTGGTCGGAATGTCGCTTGTAGAACACGTCTCTCCCGTCTTGTTTGCGAGTTTAATTGCTGCATCTTCGACCCATGACTCTACCATTGCGGAAGTGACTGCGGAAGGGATGCCGTCTTTCCTGCTCAAAACCTTGGTGGCTATGTCGGTTTTTGCTACCATATTTAATCTTTCTCCTTTGAGTTATTTATTTACCAGCAGACCTGGTAATATTCGCATGTCATTATTCCGTCGCTGTTCTTTATGCAGCAGTCCTTGCATATTTCCTTGCCGGATTTGAAGCAGACTGCGGTTATTTTCGGTCTCCCGCAGACTGAACATCCATCCATGGTTCACCTATGTTTCTGCTCCTCCGAGATTATGATAAAGGCAGTTTCCCGGGACTTGCAGGAACTGATCTGTTCTGGTCCAGCATGTCGCTGCGCCAGAGGAAGTCGTCACATAACTAAACGGACTCGCCCAGTTCGTGTAGTTCCAGTTGTTTGATGTGTCATTGCAGGATCTTCCCCACCTTATCGTGCAACTGACCGTCGTATTTATCCCTTTCACGGTGCTCGTCCAATTCGACGTGCCCGAAACCGGAATCCATGTATCGTTCACGAACGTTCCTGTGCAGTTGTCGAAGAAGAATGTGCAGCCGGATAATCCGGTTTCGTCCTGCCAGAGTTGGGTGTGGTTTACTTGGCTTCCGGCTATTGTTGAGTTCGTGGAGTTTTGGGAATAGGTCGGTACAATAATATCTGCTAAATTTACAAAATCATACATTATTTGGTATGGTGATGCAGTCCCATTTCTATACACATAATGAATTTTATCATCTCCATAATAGGTGTAGGGCGTGTTTACAAAAGCATTTCCAGAATTATCGATAGATAAATCAACTGTCGAGATATTCCATCCTGTTAAATTCATAGATACAATTCCGTTGTTGCTGTAAGTAGCGTTCTGCTGCCAAAAGGCATATTGCACCCCATTATTGTCTACTGTTACCGTGGGATATCTTGCTTGATTTGCAGAAGTTCCGAGCAGGTCTATTCTGTAAGGAGTTGTCCAAGTTATGCCACCGTTTGTTGAATTTGTGAAGTAAATGTCATTGGCAGTGCTTTCCCAAGCGATAACATATAGATTAGTTCCATTAAAAGTTATTGAGGGATAATCATACGTTCCTGTCATTATATTCACTTTGCTACCCCAAGTTGTTCCACTGTCAGTAGAATTTACAAAATATACATCGCTATCTGCGGAATCTCTTGCCACTACATATATTTTGTCATTACTTCCACCGTTTCCATCTACTACAATGCTATGTCTGAATTGTTTCAAAACTGCTCCAACAGTCATAATCGTTTTAGGACTGCTCCAAGTGTTTCCTCCGTTTGTTGAAGCTGTAAAGTTTATAATATCTGCAGGGTCATCATTGGCTGATAAATATACCAAATAAATTGTTGAACCTCTCCTTTCAGGGATTACAGCCGCAGATGTTCTGTATGTTACTCTAAAAGTTATAGGATTTTTCCAAGTCCAAGTTGCTCCATTGTCTGTAGAAATAGCAACCATTGCATCATCCAGAGTAGAATCCTCATATCCTACTGTTATGTTGTTTCCATCACAAGAGATTGAAGGTATATTTCTTGTATTTGTTGCAGTTCCATTTATAAAACTTGTATTTAAATTCCATGTAATTCCGTCTGCAGAATTGGCATATCTTACAGTTGTTGTGTTATAAAGCCAGACAACGTGCAGATTCCCTGCTCCGTCTTTGCATATAGTCCTTCCAGTTGCAAACCAAGGAGTTACTGTTCCAGTATTTATTTGTGTCGAACCGAACCCAAATTTTGCTTCTATTCCATCCTCGAATCCCTCCGGAAAATAAATATTAAACGATATACTTCCATCGCTAACATTCCACGCAGGCTTGGAAAATGACATGCGCCCGGACTCCGAGCGAAGCGGATACGAGGTCAGGTTCTTCAAGTCCGCCACGAACTGCGTCTTCGTCTTGTCGTTGGGCAGATACTTATTCCGAAGGGTCGTCCACCGGGTATTGCTTGAAGCATAAGGCAGGGTATCTTTGAGGTCTGTCACGAAGTCCTTGTTGAACGTCAATTTCGCACTAAAAGCCATGTCGTTTATCTGCTCGAATGACCACTCGCCGAGGCTGTCTATGTAGTCTTGGCGCTCTATCCGAATCTCGGGCGTGGCTTGAAAATCACCGATTACAGTTTCTGGCGGTTCTCCGAACCAGAAAGGATCCTTATTCACGGCGCCATATCCCACGCTCCATTCGACGGTCTTCGTCTTGCCCTTCTTCGCTTCTATCAAAAACTCGTGTTTCTTTCCCGAATCAAGGCATGTTCCTGGCTTCAAATCATAAAGTTTCCATCTGGCGGGGTTATCCCGTTTGTAGCGCATATCGGCTTTGTAAACCCTAAACCACTCTACGTCGGCTTCAGGCTCGAAATAAAGGCCATTGAATGTAGAACCGAGACAAAGAGAATAATTTATCAGCGTTATGTTGAACGTCGAGTTGCAGTATTCGCAAACCTGGTCGCCGGATACTTCGATTCCTACGCCATAATAACTCATGCCGACAAGGAGTGCGAAAAAAATAGTAAAGGTTCCGCTGCTATAAATGACGATTTTCTTCTTGCTCTCGTAGACCCTTTTCCAGAGACTCATACATAAATTCCCCTATGGTTTATCCCAGGATGAATATTCCGCTTGAGTTCGCTTTGATCCACTGGTTGCATATCCCAGTTGCGTTGTAAAAACATATCATCTGGTTCTGAGGTATGTAAATTATCGATGTGGTGTTTATCGGTTTTGTCGTGTTGATTGTGATGTCATTGTCCACTTCAGCATCCGAAACCACGCTACTTCCTGCCACCAGGTCGCTGCATGTTAGCGTGTTGGTTATATCTGAATCGACCACATTGGTCCATGAGTATGAATGCAGGTCGTTGTTCACGACGTAGTCGATGTCATTGTTTACATCATCGTATGTCACCGTTATCAATGTTTCTGTGCCTCCGTTCAATGCCCCAGCAGCGTCCTGCACTTCCTCCGTCGTGTTGCCTCCGGTTCCCGTATCCGTGCCGCACGTCCCGACGCCGCCGGCCCATTTGAGTATCTCGCCGTCCGCGCAGTTGGCTTTAAGCGTTATGTTCGAGACGTTCATCGTGCCCTGCACGTCGAGCTTCTGCGTGGGCGCAGCCGTCCCGATGCCGACGTTGCCGCCTGATGGAGTAATGGCAAGATTTCCACCCGAAGTCACCTGCATGTCAGCATAGTTGACCGCAGTGCCGTTAAAGTTATTGTATGTAAGGCGCACTTTTCCTCCGGCATTATTATTTACTTCAAGGTCTGCGTCAGTTGAAAGCGTATTGACCCTGAGTTTTTCATACCAACCTTTTACTACGCCGCTTGAAAGGTTGATTACCCCTGCCCAATAATTTCCAGTTCTTGCTGCTTCGGCAACCGAATATGCATGAAGTGCAGTAGGCGATACGCCCGATAATCCTACAGAGGGTAATTCAAGAGTACTAATTTCAAGTGGGGCTAATGCACCATCAACCGTCAATTTAACAAAATTTGGAAACCCAGTAGTATCTATTCCGAGTCTAAAACTTTTGCCAGTTTGTGTCCAGGCGTAACCATTATCACTTTCAAGGGTAAGAGAAACATCATCAATTACCGCACGAACTCCAGTTACAGAAGGGGTAAAAACTAAAGTATTTGTCGAATTGGAGGAATGAAGATAAACCGTCTTTGTTCCTGTTGTACCATAAGTAACACCTGTAGAACCAGAGGAATTTAAACTCGCAGTAATGCTTCCACCGCTGATTGACGAGATAGTATAAACTAATTTCCAGTATCTTGAAGCCGTTATTCCGGTAAGTGCTTGTGAAAGTGTTCCTGTTCCATCAGCATTTTTCGTTGCTGTTCCTGTTCCATCAGCCCAACCAGTTCCCAACGTCCAATTAAGTAAACCTGCCACACTAAAAGTTCCATCAGTTATTACATCTGTTCCATAAGACTGGGTAACAATAGATGTGCCTACAACTTCTAATTTCTGCCCCGGCGCAGTCGTCCCGATGCCGACGTTGCCGCTGCTTGCGTTCACGAAAAGCCTGCTCGAGCCCGTTGAATTGGTTACTTCAAGGCCGCCGTAATTGCTTGAGCTGTTTATGGTCAGGCTGCTTGTCGGCGTTGGCGTTCCGATGCCGACCCTGTCGTTCGGTGCGTCCACGAACAGCGTCCCCGAATCAACGGTCAGGTTCCCTCCGATTGTCGTCACCCCGTCTCCGTCCGAATCCAAGGTAGTGCTGTTTGTAGTCGTTGCCCCTCTGTTTGTCACCGTTGCCAGCGTGTCGCTTTCGCTGCCAATGCCGCTGTCAGCGTTGCACGCAAGGCTTCTTCCGTTGAAGTACAGTTTGCTGCTTGAGTCGCATGCCGTATAGTTTGCCGGCCACGTCGAACCGATCGGGTCGCTCTCGCTCACGACGAAGTCGATGTCATTGTTTGCGTCATCGTATGTCACGGATATCCCCGTCTCTGTGCCCCCGAAAAGTGCGCCTGCCGCGTCTTGTATCTCTTCCGTGGTGTTGGTCGCCGGCTTCGAGCAGTCCCACGCGCCTGCGGTCTTGCCCGTCACGAACAGGCCGCTCGTGCAGTCTGTTGGATCCGTGATGTTTCCAATACCGACGGTCGTAGTGAAACTATAACTGCCGGCGGGGAATGTGCCGCCGCTTATGTTTCCGGCAGACAATGTGCCAGTCATCAACTTTCCAGTTGTGATGCTCGTATCCGTTATGTTAGCCCCGTTGTGCGTGTGACTATTGGGCAGGCCGGCGGTCGTTGTGTAACTTGTTTTATCAGCGCTCCAGTTTCCGACCAAGGCGACGATAGTGGTCGTGTAGACTCCATTCGTCACCGTCAAGGCGTTGCTCACGCCAATGAATGCCGTAAGAAAAGCACTTGGGATGTGAAGTAATCCGTTACTATTTTCAAATTGTGAAGAGTTCGTGCCATTGTAATTCGCCCAGTTGATGCTTCTGTTAACCACTCCCTCATTTTGAAACCATGTGATGTTGACACCGGTAGTGTTGTCTGTGTCGTTATAAATAATAGTCTTGTCGACCAGCGCGCCATAAGAATCTTGCACTTCTTCTGTTGAATTGCCGCCACCGGCAGTGCCCGTGGGCCATGCACATCGCAAATCCCCGCTGAGATTAAGGCATTCCACGGTGATGTTGTCGCTGCCGTTGTAATAAGTATAAAAGTCCTGCTTCTGTGTGAATGGGTTATACCTTGTGCTGAATTGAATTGCTCCCGTCACCGTCGCAATGGCCAGACTAATTATAAGTATAGCCAGCACGGTCGTCCCAAATCTTCGTGAATTTCGCATTACCATCAGCCCATTGTATGTCCGTTACGAATCCATTTGCGTCATAAGTGAATTTTTTTATTTGCCAGCCCGTGACGTTTTTGGCCGTTCCAGGAGAAGCAGAACCTTCGTAATCCGGCTGGCCGTCGCTTCTCGTTATTTGCCACACTTTCGTGACAGTGTCGACATTCCCTATGTTACCCTGCTCGTCGCCTATGAGTTCAGCCATTGGACATCACCAGATTCAATATGAATGTGCTTTCAGGAGTCCCGCTGCTTATTTCGGCAACGAAAGGACCCGACATGTAGATTTTATCATAATGCTCGAGATCCTTCCCCTGGGCACTGTGACATTGCGCACGTGGGAAGTATGTCTTGGCCGCTATTTGAGATATAGGCTCGAAAACGACGAACTCCGGGTGTTCCTGGCTGTAAATCCTTATCGTGGGAAAGGAGATGTTCCGCTTGATTATGATGGCTTCGAGGGCACCGTTTGCAGTAAAAACCTGCTTCCCATGGCCTTTTATGTCAAGTTTGATTGAAATAGAAAGTATCCTGCCCATAGTTTCACCCGGTCTCCTTGGCAGGTTCAGCTTTTACTTTTTTTTTATCTTCTCGGTCTTGATGTTTTCCTTGAAGTCTCTCTTCTGAAGTTCTTCGAGTTTCTTCCTGAGGTTCTCGTTCTCCAGCTTGAGCCTGCGCACGTCCCTTGTGTCCTGTTCTGTCATTATTTCCCCTTGGCCTTATTGACGGTCTTTTTGACCGCATCGCTGACTATCCCAGCCACGGTCGGTTTGCCCTGGACCTCGTCTGAGTATCCCCATATCGGATGGACGTCATGTGCGTCCTTCAGTATGAGGAACATCTCATCGGTCACGGGCGTGACGATTCCTGGCTTGAGAGTGACCTTTTTGCCGTGGTCTTTGAAGTCCCTTTCGTAGACTCCCTTTCCAACGAAGACCACTTCTTTCTTGTCGTTTTTCCTTTCCATAGCATCACCTTTTCATTGTTATAGCCGAGTATGTGTTTGTGGTCACATACACGAAATTCACTTTACCGAGATCATTATATCCTGCGGCTTCGAGAGCATCGAGGACTTCCTGAAGCGTCCCAGTATATGCAACCATTGAACTGAGCGCACTCGTGACTGTTGCGACGACCATTTAACTCATACCATCCTTAAGCCCGGGGTTCAGGTTGCTCGAAGTGAGGCCGCCTTTCTGTGTGGCCAGTCTGCTTCCCTTCATGCCATCGACCATGCCGGATTTTCTCGTAATCGTAAAATTGACAGTCGCTGAACCTGCAGCGAGATTTATGTTGACGTCGGAGAACGTCTCGATGTTTCCGACCTTGCAGTAGACCCTGATTTTATCGCCGTCCGCATATGCATCCGTGTTGTTTGCGATGTCGATCAGGTATTGCCCGAGTGCATTCGTGTAAAAATAAGTGACGTCTTCAATGGGTGGTTTCATGGATCCTTCGGTCATGTCCCTGACCCAGACATGAGCTCCCTGATAGAGACTTCCGTCTACAGTGACCGTTCCGCTGATCGGGTATGGAGTCTGGACCATCATTTACCACCTATGAACTTTCCGTCCTTGTCGTATATGGGATTCACCGTTCCTGGCGGGTGCCAGTAAGTCTTGTGGACTACGTTTATCCCGTGGTAGTCCGTGTGACCATCATGTTTGTGCTGGGTTACTTGAAGGGCGAGATTTCCTTTTGCGTCCTTCCTTAACACAAACTTGACGCCCGCTCCGCCGACAAGCGCACCGGCTATGCCGGAGAGCAGGAGATACGCCGTCATCCAGAATGAATCTGGCGTCGGGCATTCGGGGGTGTCTTCGCATTCAGGGCAGGCAGGGGGGGTTGGGCATACTGTTGGCTCGGGGCAAGTGATACCAGGGCAAGCTGGGCACTCAGAACAAGATGGACAAGTCTCGCATGCGGGGCATTCGTTACATGAGCCGCAATGACATTCTACGCACACTGGACAAACGATGCCATGCAGGTCGAAGTCAGCTTCTATTGGCATCCCCGTGAACTTCACCGTCTTGATTATTCCGCCTACTGTGATCGTGAAGTCATTCCCGGTCTGCCACTTCTGAACACTATTAGACCAATCGAACAGATACTCACCGTTGCCATTCGTGAATACCGTTATGGCCTCTCCTGTGTTCAGGTTCTTTATGTCGACCTGTATTCCTTCCAAGCTTCCCTCGTTGCTTATCCTGCCGCTTATAGGCAGGGGAAGCAACTGCGCAGTTGTTGAAGCAACCAGCATCAGCGCCACCAATGCGACTATGATGAAGTTTTTCATAATTATCTGCTCCATGACACATTTATCGGGTTGACGTAAGTCGTCCCGTTGTATGTAATGACTATCGAATCTGAATCCATGCCGGTCTGCACCCATAGCGACTGGCCCCTGTGGATGGTGACGTTCTCGTTGAAGCTGAATCCCTTTCGGAACGTCTGGTAAAAACCTGTTGAAGGATCGAGGTAACTGACGTAAGTTATGTTTGCGCTCTGGTTTGAGAATCCCCATGTAGTGTTCGTAGTGACCATTCCCACGAGATTCCACGGGCTTCTTGCGCTGTCCAGTTTGTATGTGAATGTGACATTGTCGCCAGATGCGCTCGTGACTGTGATGTTGCCTGTCGTGTAGTTGTTAACCGTGACTGAGACAGAACTGGTCGAGTTCTTTGCAATGACTCCGTAAGTCGAGTTCACCGGATATTTCGTGAGGGCAAACTCTGTGTTCGCCGTGCAGTTGAGATCCGTCTGGTTTATCAGTTTCGGCGAGGCCCAGAGGGTTATCGCCGAGACCGTAGTTGAGTTCTTTCTTATCATACCCCAGCTGGTCGAAGTATAAGCGAAGAATCCGCTCCATGAAGAGTTATCCATGGTGTTGTTGTTTGAAGTGTATCCATGTCTCCATGTCGTGTAGGTTTTGTTGTCCCATGCGTTGTTGAAAAGCGAGATGTAACTTATGTTCCCGCCTGAGACATTCGTGGTGAAGTCTCTCGTGCGGGTGTTGCCCTCTACGACGCCGAGCATCGACCACTTCGCAGCGGGAAGATAATTGTAGACGAAACTTTCGTTGTGAGCAGTGTATCCCGTCTTGGAAACATTGTCAACTGCATAAGCCTGGACGATGAAAACCCCGTTGTCTCCGATGAGTGCGTCCACCTGGCTTGCCGTCAGGTTATAAGTGCAGTTCCTCACCGCAGCGTCCGCCGTAAGAGTTCCTGCAAAAGTCGTGCCAGTAAGTGCGTATGTGAGCGTGGGAGAATTGCCCGCAGTGAGACTCTCATTGAAAACTCTGAAGCCGCAAGAAACTGATGTGGTGTCGGAAACATTCGCATGTAACTGGATGTAGTTCTCGTATGTCCCGTTTGTGAAATATGAAACGACCGTCTCGGACGTCATCTGGTCAACAACCGGAGTCACAGTGTCTATCTTGAGATAATATCTACCTGAAACGGCTTTAGATCCCGTGGAGTTTTCCATCCAGATAGTGAAGTTGTGCCATGCGGTTGCAGGCGTGTTCGGAATCTGCGTGACGTTCAGATACCAGTTCGTGAGCGAGTTGTTGCTCATGCTCATGTTGACGAATGCGGAAGCGTTATACCATCCCCATTCGACCCAGGAGCGGTTGATGTTCTCGCTGGCCGTGATGTTCACAAAAGTGTAGTTCACGGATAAGAATGAATTGTTCGTCGGGCTGATCCATGTCGTCACTGCGGGAGCGGCCTGTGCGCTGCTGGTTATGACTGCCATGAATGCTGCCGCAAAAATAATCGCCAAAATGCTTTTAGCAAAGGCTTTCATGTTTTATTCTTTGTCAGAAGAGTTATAAATAATTTAGAAGGGGCCTTGCGGCCCCAAAGTTAAGAAATTAGGTTGTGGTTATCACGCAGTTCGCTTCGGCTCTCAGGTATCTTACGCCCCATCTTGCAGAGACTGCAATGCCGACGAGATCGTTGTTCTCCTGCTTGTAGTTCTCTATCGATATTGGTCTCTTCTCGACGAGCATAAGCGCATGCCTTGAGTCGACGACGTATGCGTAGTTCGCCGTGACCTGCGTCGACACGATAACGGTCATTCCCATTATCCTGCCCACAAGTCCTCTCTCGAAGGTCTCACGGTTTCCGACTTTGTCTGCCTCGTGGAAGGTGTCTATGTTGTGAAGGTCGTCTTCCACCGCTGCGCTCACGATCAGGTAGTCGGCGTTGTATCCGTCGGCTCTCAGGTAAGAGATGCCTGTGCTGATGTTCGCTACCGTTATCGCTGCCGCTCCGGTTATCGTGTGGCTTGCGGCTGTGTCGCCTGCTTCCACCTGCGCCCAGATGAGAGTGTCAAGTTTCCTTGCCATCTGCCATCCGGCTTCCTCTACCTGCCAGATTACGTCGTTAAACCTTGAATCCTCGATCATTTCCCTCGTTATCTGTATGTCAAGGCCGTATTTCTTCGGGGTTATGTCGAAAGACTCTGCCTTCGCTCTGCTCTTCGGGAACTCAGCACCTTCCGCAATCTCTTCACAGAGCATTGCGTTCCTGGTGTTGAGCGCTACCGTCAGTGTCGAACCGGGGATGCCTTCAGGCCCCACTCTCCTCGCCAGAACCTGCGTTCCCACGAGGTTTTCCCTCACGGACGTTATCAGTTCGTTGTATAGAGCCGAGGGTATCAGTTCAGACTCTGCGTCTGTCGTCAGAAGTTCTATCAGTCGGTTCATATTACGCCTCCGCTCCTGCAGGTCCAAGCTGGAACAGCACAAGGACATAGTCGTTCTGGGCGTTGCACGTTGTAAGCGCTATGCCTATCTGCCTGTCTCCCGAGACCGCCGCTGTTACTTTCATGCTGGCAGACGATGCCGTTTGTGACAGCATCACTCCGGCAGTTATGCCAGTGTTGGCTATCAGCCTGAAAATTCCCCTTGTTGCTATCGGAATTACGTCCCCGGCGACTCCGCCTTTAAGGGCTATTCCGACGCAAAGCAACTCATCGCCGGCCGCATCACACGGTGAAACGAGAAGTTTGTCCATTATCGTTCCGGTCTGTGTTATTTCCGTTCCCACCGTCTTGACGAAGTCTCCTGCGGTGATGGTTTCTCCGGTGTTTATCTTCGCCGAGTATGCGGCGAAAGGTCCGGTGAGTCCTATCCAGTCGTTTATTGCCATATCATGTCACCTCAGTAGAGCATCTCCGGATGCTTCGGGTAGAACATCTTGCCTTTCTCTTTCTTCTCGGCATCTTTCCAGACGAACTCTACGCCTTTCTTGTCCTTGCCGTCGGGCAATACCAGACCTTCTGGGGTCCTGGCGTCCGCCAGCTTCTTCACGTTCACAGAAACATCATTGACAGCGCCTTCGAGCTTCTCGATACGCTTGCTCAACTCAGCTTCCTTGGCTTCTTTCTCCTTGACCGCTTTTTCGGCGTCTATCTTCGCAAGTTTCGATCTGAGTTCCTCGTTCTCACCCTTGAGAGCGTCCAACTCAGGTTTATTTTCAGCCATAGCGCTGACCTCCTTCTCCTTGTTTAAAGAAAATTTCTCATGAAGCACCTGACTTATAGATGCGCTCGCAACTCCAGGAACGGTCACTATGCTCAGTTCCACGAACTCGATTTTCTTCGGCGTCACGATCCCCGTCGCTTCGTCGTAATCGACCTGTTCCGGGTCGATGAGGGATCCTACGCTGACGGAACTGATGTAACCTTTCTCCATCTTTCTGATTATGTCCGATTCGGCAGAGTCGACCTCGGCCTTGAAAAGAATCTCATTGTTGACAAATTCTGCCTGCGTCACTTTTCCGATTATGCTGTTGACGTCTTCCCAGTTGTGGTCTCTAAGCAGAGGTTTTCCCGACAGGGATGCAGTTGCTTTCTCAAGGACGTCGGCAGAGTAGTGGACTCTGTTCCTGCTCGTCCCCTCGTCAATCGCAGTCCCGGTGATGAAAACCTTCGGATCCTTTCCTTCGGTCAATACCTTCTCAAGCTTTACCGGCCTGTTCACAAAAACTATATTTTCTCGATTCATTTCATCTCCCTTTTTTCTAAATTGCCTATAACAGACTGCCGCCCGCTGTTTTTCGTCGGGAAAATCATCGTTCATGTTTTTGTTTCCCATGCATCGGGCCATGAAATGTTTTTCGTCCTCTCCACTCGATGGCGTAGGAAGCGGCATATTTTCACTTGATATTTAAGTTTTGTTTAAAGAGTTATTTATTAGACACCGTTCTTGATGTCGATGAAAGTGTCCTTGCTGACGTCTTTGTTTTTCGTAGTGTTCGCCGTCCTGGGGATGAACTTGTTTATGCGCATGCCAGTGAACGACATCGCAGAATCTGAAAGAAGGTCGACGTTGAACTCGTCCGTGGTGTAGCAATCCGTGCAGACGTAATCCGTGACGCCCTGCGGCAACTCGATGGTCTTCCCGCAGCGTGGGCATTTGAAAATAGTCGGGCCTGAGTTTTCGGTGACTCCCTCGCCGGATTTCATTTCCAGCGCACTAAGGCGGTCTTCCAGTCCCATCCTTGTCTCCCGGTTTTTTATCTTTTGCGGTCTGGTCACCACCAGCAGAAATGGACTTCGCCATCTTCATCGCATCGCTTTCGAGTTCCTTTGGTGAGTATCCAAGCTTGTCCCTGGCTTCGTTGACGTCTATCACCGGCGGGGCCTTGCCATCGCCGATGAGCTGGCGGATCGTTCTCGACATCCTGAGTTCTGTTTCCTGGCTCATTGGATTCCATATCGTAATCGGTATTTTGTCCTTCTTTTTCAAAATTAAAGGCCAGATGTAATTCGTGTGAATCTGGGCGAGAACATCCTGCATCGTCTTGACGTCCCTCTCAAGGCTTTCCATCTGTATCATGGATCCCTGAGAGTCAGACCTGCCTTCGATGAGAATCTCCGGGTTGTTGAGGCCGGTATTGACCTGGTTCTCGATGTGGTCGATGAGTGAAATTATATCACCGACTCCCCTCTGCGGCTGGATTACGACGGGTTTCACGTCTCCGCCGCATATCAGGTCGCCGGCCACCTGCCTTTCCTGAAGACCGGATTTCCATTCTTCCTGCTGTATCTTGTTGTATGGTCGCTCGGGCGTTCCGAGAAGGAAGACTATCCTATTATCAGCATGGAATTTTATGATTTCCGGAAGGACCGATTCGGCGTCGAGTTTGTCCGTAAGCACTCCGAGGTTGGGTCGTATCTCCGAGAATCCGTAAGGGCTTATCCCAAGGGAGTTCCACTTTATGTGGATCATTTTTCCATCTTCGACCGTCCAGATTTTGTTGATTTTTCCGTCTATTATCTGGCAGTGTCCATGGATTTTTCCGTTGGGTTCTCTGAGGACCTTTATGGTTTCGGGCGGCATGACCTGCAGTTCGAGATTTTCACCTTCATTTCTCACATCAAGATAGACGTTCCCGTCTATGTAGCACAGTTTTGCCCATGTCAGAAGATGCATGTCGTAGTTGACTTTCTGTCTCCATGCGTTTATCCTGTCCACATCGGCTTTGTCGCCGGAAAGTTTGAAACCGCTCTGGATTGCGAAGTTCGCCCGGATGTTTATCGACCGGAACACTTTCGGTATCCTCTCGTAGCATCGGTGATAAGTAGCAAAATTAAATTGGTGTTCGATCATTTTATATTTTTTGTCGGCGAACTCCTTGTCAACGAAACTCCACGTCCAGTTGCTGTTCGTATCGACTACGCCGGATTCACGGAGCCAGTTTTTGGTTTCGGATTTCGGAAATAACCTGTTTTTGAACGAAGAAAGTTTTCCACGGTTCGGGTTGCTCCAGATGGATTGTATTCCGTCTTTTATTCCCATATTTATCTTATCTCCGAGGAGTTATTAATAAATCACCTTGCGGGCGAAAGGCCAGTTATTTCTCCGGTTTTCTTGGCCGATTTTGAAAACGGACCCCTTGATAACTACCGGAGGAGCGACTGAAGCCGTCCCGACCTCATTGTAGACGGCCAGCGCTAGCGCCCATACATAGTCGTCGTGCTGCGTGACGCCGGAAGTCGGATGTCTGTAGCTCATCACGCCGGTATCGGTCACGACTTTTTGCAGCGAGTGAAGCTGGCTTATGAGTTCCTCGTTCCTGGGTATTCTAAGGCGCCCGTCCTGCATGAGAGCCTTGAGATACGAGATAAGCGTCTCCTTGAACGGCCTCGTAAGCATCTCGCCACGAACAACTGATCCAAGAACCCTCAGATCTTCGTAAACCTTCTCGCCAGGACCGTTCTGGTCGACCGAAATCCTCGTAGGTTTCCAGTCTGGGAAATTCCTTATGAGGAAATTCGTTACCTCGGTGTATGTAGTAGGCGGCTTGAACTCCGTGATGTGCCTGAGATATACCATCCTTTCATCATGTTCCGTCCCTACCACCACGCTCGAATCGATTTTCTTGCCGAAGTCCACGCCGATATTAAATGGATTCCTCGTCTTCGGAATCACGTTTGTCAGCGTGTCATCCACGCAACTCATTATCATTTCGTATGGGAACATCGAAGTGGTCTCGTCCAGGAACTTGCAACAATTCCCTTGGATCGAAATCCTACCGTTGAATCTCGTTATGAGAAGTCCAGTTGGAACCGTGAAACAGTATGCCATATCATTGTAGTCTTTTATAACCCTCTTTAATTGCCATCCATATTTCCCTTTATTATGAAATGAAACTTGATACATCCCATCCTTTTTCAACCTCATATGAGTCACATAACCGAGTTTGAATCCGATTTCCATGATGTTATCGGCAAGTTTTTTGCTTCTACTGCCGAATGACAGACAATCACATTTAGTTTCCTTCCAACCATCACCAAGTATAAGTGCATCAAAAACAAGTTTCAACTGCCTCTTTGATAAACGCATGAATTCCTGTGGTATTTCCTTGTTAAATGCACCAATTCCGACATTTTTCCTGAACCATCGATAAAGCCACCTTCCGCTTATTTGCCATGATGTGTAACCTTTGTATTGCATTGGTTTGGCGAATTTATTCATTGTCAATCCCATGATTTGTGATTTTTCACCTGTTTTTTGGCTTACAATCATGGTTTCCCTATTTTGGTTTATGCACCCTTCACTTGCGACATATCCGACAAGCCTCAGGAAATCATCAGCATCGTAGGTATTAAACGATTCCTCTGTTTTGACATCAAACGACCAACATTTCCCGCATTCTCGTTTGCTTTCAACTAAACGACCTTTCCAATATTCCCAAGTATGACCGCATGTATTGCATCTATTGATTTTTTTAGGAATTTTAATTGTCGCAATTTCCTCACCATTCCAATCCACAGTTCTCTTGACGAGTATTTTTTTGCGGCAATCTTCTGCCTTTTCAATTATGAATTTATCTGGTGAACTGTCTACCGAGTGATAAACCCTATGTTCGGGTGTGACAATTAAGACATCCTTGTTTTTGTAACCGAACGCTATCATATCTGTGGATTTTCTTTCGGTTCTATCGGTATAATTGAGAAATACCAAGTTATTCGTTTTGGAATCATAACAACCGATTTTATCATTCTTAATCTCATAATATTTCTTCCAACCATTTTCGGTGAGGAATTCCGTATCCTTGTGGTAGCAATATTCCTGCTGGAAGCGCTCTTCGTCCATCTTCCCTCGAAGGAGATTTATCCTCTGGACCATATCTGGGCAGACTGTATAAGGAAGTTCATACTTGGTCATGCCGGTTTCGTCAGCCTCAGTCCATATCCTGTAGAACTCCCCACGCTTGCCCAGGGGGGTTGAAATCCATGTGGCCTTTCCGCCCCTCGACAGTCCTGGCAGTGCAGCGTCCATTATCTCCTTGTCCTGCAGGTAGTGCGCAACCTCGTCGAAATAGATTCTCGTATATGGTTTCCCCCTTACCGTGCGGGGATTGTTCGGAAGGGAAAGGATTCTCGAGCCGTTGCTGTAGACCTTTTCCTGCTTCGTATCTACGGTGAGTTTCATCCTCAGTTGTTCAGGTAATGAAAAATAAGCGTCCTCGATATAGGAGACGACGTCCTTGGACATCCTCTCGGAGACCGAAATAATGCCGATGAGCTCCTTCGGCTTGGCGAGCGCATAAACGAGCGCTTCCCATGAGATAGTCTGGGTTATGCCTATCTGACGTGCTTTGTTGATTATTCTGAAATCGCTCATGTCATTCAGAATTTTCTTCTGGTAGTCGTATAGGTTGATTTGCTGCCCGCCCAGTTTGATGTTCCTTCCGATGAAGCCTGGAATGTCCATCATTTCATATCTCTTTTCCAAATGTCTCTGGCCGTATCTGTGGCTTCTTTAAGCGTCGGGGCATGGACTTCGACCATTTTCGTGTCGATTACCACGCCTTCGGTATCCCTTTTCTGCTTTGAGATTATAACCCTCGGAAGCGCATGAATTTCTTTTTCGTCTGTCATATTTTCACCCAGATGACCCGGTCGAAGTCCTCTACATCCTTCTGTGTTTCCTTTTTATGGGTTATCGAACTCTGTTCGGTCTCTATCTCATAGACTTCGCCATTGGTTATGTCGACGACGTCCCTGCGGATTATCGGCATGTCCTTGCATTTGTTGAGTTCAGCCTCGGTGATGAAATCATGCCCCTGTTTTTTCAGGTCGTAGCAAATCTCGAATTTCTTGCGCTCGTGTTCTATTGAATTTGCAGCCGATATGAAGATGGCGTTCTTCTTGAGCGTCTGCAGGTTCGACTGACCTGGGATATGATAATGGTGCCAGTTTTTGTTCGTCTCTATGTATGTCTGTTTCTGGTTCATTTAAATCGACCCCTTAAATTCGCACATAAATTCGGCCCTGAACAGTTCCTCGCTCAGATTTTCTTTCATTTTCATATAATAGTTTTTACGTTCAAAATTTGTATCGTTTTGATATGTTTTCTTGTCTATTTTTTCAGGGGCGACAACTGTAAGCCATGAAAAATTCGGACTCTTCGGTTGAGGTGTGCCTGTCATCAAAACTACTTCGTTTTCTCTGATGAGTTTTAGCAATATGTTTGTATCGATGAAATCGATTTCATCTATGATCAACCGACATTTTTCAAGACCGGTATTGATAAATTGTTTCACGCTCATAAAATGTTTATATGATATTAATGGCGCATCATTTTTGGCGGATAGTTGACCGATCATTTCTTTTGCATATCTGGACATGACGGATGTAGGAGCGATATAAAATGTTTCTGAAGTCATTTTTTTCAGAGCCATCGTAGTCTTACCCATTTGTCGACTCCACAACAGGATTTTCATTTCGCTTTTGTCGAGTCGTTTGAATGTTGGTGATGATTCAATTATCGGTATCTCCGCACCCTCTGGTAGATCGTCAAATTCACTACTCTCAACCAGAAGGAAAACAGAGTTCCTTTGGAATGGATTCGGATGCTGTTGGATAGATAATACTCTGGCGTCGTTTGGAAAAGCATCGCTTATGACTTCGTAGTGCCTTACTCCACTTTTGAACCAGTCTGCGATGAGTTCAAACGTCACTTCAATTTTCCTTACTCTCACGAAACCACCCCTATTTTTTCTTTAACTCCCGTTCTTTCATAATCTCGTTGTAAACATTCACGATTTCAGTCGTGGGAAGCTTTCTGAGATAGCATCGTGACATGGTTTTGTTGAAAGAGATTGGATTCTTGTCCCTGAATTTCTTCTGGCGGCTGGCGTTCCAACCCGGCTCCTTCTTCATCGTGTTTCTGTAGTTGATAGCGCTGGCTATCTTTCTCTTTCTGAGTTTTGCGTCGTTCTTGTATTTGTCCTTTTCGTAGCAGTTCCTGCACATGCCTTTTGCATATTTTGGCTCATGGTTGCATACGATCTTTTCTTTCACATGCATCACCTATAGCGAGGGTCAGATTTGAACTGACATGCTCCAGGTTTCGCAAGGAAGCGGTGCGATGGTTAGTCGCTGGCCGTGATTGCTCGACCCCGTTTGTCGCCTGCCCTTCAGACCACTACAGTCAGTCGGGGCAGACTATCCTTATGGGCCTGGCGAGGGAGCCGATTCCTCTACCTCGCTGTCGGCGCTACTTGCAGCGCCTGACGTTTGACACGATATCGTTGTCTTCGTATTCCGCAAGCTTCTTGAAGATGAGTTTCCTTATCTCCTTGACCTGCGCAATGTTCGTGGATTTCTTCAACCCTTCCTGAAGGGTTATCTCCCTGTCGAACTCATTGAAGTTTATTCTCATGCTTTACCTCCGATCCTTAAAGCGATAAGGACTATGACGACGATTATCACGAGATATATGTAGTATCTGCACATTGTTTCAGCATTCATACCATCAGTCTTCCAAGGTTTGTTTTTTTGCGGATCTCAGTGATTGAATAGAGTTTTATTATGAGATCATTTATCTTGTCCTTGGAAGGTTCGGGCATGTGATGGCCCTTTGAGTCGGCCCCGATGTTCACCCAGTCTGGGGAACAGCTTCTTATGAGGCCGGCGAGTTCTATTGAATCGAAATCCAGTATCGGCTCGATTGTGACCATTGTTTTGAATCCCCTGACATGCAGCATGCCCATGTGCAGCGCACGGTCTGAAGGATTCGGCGCATTGCCCATGATTTTGACGTAGTGCCTGTTCGACTCGATGGTCGTCCCTATTACGACGTCCTTGGGAAGATATTTTGCGAGCGCCAATATCCTTTTCGGATTCTTGCTCTGGAACAGGTATTTGTTGTTGAATTGTGAACAGTGATTGAGCGTTTTGATTATCCAGTCTTCTGGGATCGAGTCTGCGAACATGTCACATGAACTCCCGACGAATATGAAGTTCCCGGTCCCGAGGTCGAGAGTCAGCGCCCTGTTGTCAAGACGCATGTCGCCAAGGGGAAATATCTTCATGTAGCAGTAGATGCAGTCGTGCGGGCATTTTCCCTTGATGGCGTTGTAGGTATGCGTCACGAAATCATACATGTTTCCCTTGGCTGGCCTTAGCGTCATAATCAAAACTCTTCCTCTTCGCTTTCTTCTTCGTCCGTCAGTTCCGACGGAAGTTCCGTATCTTCTTCCTCGTCTTCGATTTCCTTTTTGCGTTTCAAGGTGTCACCCCTAAATTATCGAGCAGGCTGTCGACCTCCGGGTCCGCTTCTTCATGTTCTTCTTTCTTCGTGCCGGCCTTGGCGAATCCTTCAACTCTGAACCATCTCTCGCCACGCCGTATTATGAGTCCCTTGTTTTCCATTAGGACCATGTAGCGTTTGACCGTCTCGGATCTCGTTATCCCAAATTCGAGGAATGCGTTCTCGAAAGCGGTTATCATTGCGCCGTCCGCTGAAATCCCGCCGGCTATTATCCGCATCATGCCCACGATGTCCTGCACCATATCATCACCTTAACGAAATCTTTATGTATTATTTCCTTTCCCTTGTATATAAAGGTTTCTGTCATGCTCGAATCTGTTTATGATGATTCCCCAGAGTTCTGCGCTTAAGCTGTTCGAGGGTCTCTTCCAGTCCGCCTCGCAGGGGGTTTGAAACTTTTTCCTCTGCGTCCCCGACGTCCGGGCGAGTTCTACTGAATACATGTCCCGTTTCAGCGCAGTCGGCGTCGGCCAGGTCTTTCTCATTGGCGCCGCTCCTACCGCTCCCGTCAGGGTCGGATAGTCCTTCCCGTTCACGGAGTGGTAGCCGTGGCACTTCTCCGCCTCGTTTGCCGTCGGGGTGGGCCATCTCATCAGTTCTGGGTTGCCCAGCGAGAAATTGAGTCCATCCTGTTCCTTCCAGGAAGCGCCCGTCCTTTTGTTCTTGTGGTCCGTTGATTGTGGCGTAGGCCATGCTCCCCGGGCTTTCGCAGCTTTCCTGCTGTTCGCTCCCCCGTCCAGCCCTTTCACAAAGCAGGTAGGCCAGAATGAAGACACGATCCCTCTCGTGAGGTGCGCCGACGGCTTCAGCGGGAATACAGTCCCAGACAGCATCATACCCGAGCGTGGCCAGATCCCCGAGAACCTTGTCCATTCCTCTCCCTCTTTGAAGGAGCGCTGAGACGTTCTCCACGAGGACGTATCTCGGTCGAATCTCACCGACCAGCCGTGCCATCTCCGTCCATAAGCCCGATCTTTTGCCTTCAATGCCTTTTCTCTCGCCTGCGTTAGAAATGTCCTGGCACGGGAATCCGCCGCAGACAACATCGACATGCTCAAGGAAGTCCCGCCTTGGGAGTATTTCTGCTTTCTGCATATCGCCGCATCCGCCGTTGGGGTCGGCCAGACCCGTGCAGTTTCTGACGTCCCTGAAACCTTTGACGCCCGGGAACCTTTTTTGCAGAACTCCGAAAGCGTAGTCATTGATCTCGACCTGCCACAATATTTTCATTCCCGTCCGTTCCAGCCCGAGGGCCAGACCTTCGATGCCAGACATCATGCTTCCGATAGTTAACAATCACAATCACCCATTGACCTTCTCAAAAAAACCATAAGCGACCTGAGTCGGTATTGTTGTCATTTCCCCGACGTTTTCCCTCATCTCGACGATTATATGTTCTCCGTTCACAAAACCCTGCTTCTTGGCCTGCTTGATGAATTTTCTTCGTGCGGTCGACCTCGGCAGCGTTTCCATGAATGCCATACCTATTTTGATTTTTTTCATGCTTGATTATTACATGCATGAGTATATAAAGATTTCTGTTAGAGCCTGGATTAGTGTTGGTTATGTTTGGCTGAGAACGAGTTTTATGCGGATTTTTTTTATTTTTCAGATTTATTTTATGCCGGATCCATTTTTGTTTTCAGAAAGGATTCTTTTCTTGGACTCCATAATGACTGCGGATGAACCACTTCTCCTTTCCCCTGAACCTTACACTCCAAACGAAAATAACCTTAACTCAAAAGCGGGTCTGAATTTGACAATATGACAAATCGGCAGGCGACATACGACCCGTGCGATGTGCTGCATATAATAGAGTAATCTATTAGTCATAACAGAAATAACATAAGGAGAATATTTCCCCGCTCGTCGACAGAATCGCCTATCTTGTGCGGTCTGTAAAACACAATAACGTATTATTTTATGCATATATTTGTTACTCTATTATAGTCGCTGGGGTTTGGGGTGCATGCTCGTCCAGCCCCAACTCCCTTCTAATAGCAGAGGATGCGCTCTCATTATTATCCTTCACCCTGTGCATGTCATTGTAAATCTTATGTGCATTCGTGGCTATCATGCCTATTATCATGGCGTCCTTAGTCGTAAGGTCTCCTGCGCTCAGTCCTTCGAGCCACTTCTCCAGTAAGTCATATGACTTATCTATTATCTTGGTTATTACTTCGTCGACGTGTTCCCTGTTGCGTATGCGCTCGCTCGCTCTCTTGCTGTATGTTCCGAACTCAAAGAGAACGA